AGAGGGAAGGCATGGTCAGAGTGAACGTACCAGCCGTGATGGTCTGCGAGCCAAATGTGTGAACAGACACTGCCTTGTTAGACTGGCTACTGTTGTAAATCAACACGCAATCAAATGCTGTGGTCAAAGTCACAGTCGTGTAAGTGATAGATGCTGAAGGTGTCCAGTACGCCACGCCAGCAGTTGCTGAGCTGTTGGTCGCAATAGGAGCCGTAGCATTGGTCACCGTCACACCACCAGCCGTGTAGCCTGTGCCAGAAACTTCATTGGTAGAAGAATAAGCTGTCGTGCTTGCGTTAACAGTGGCCGAAGTCAGATACAGCGCTGCCTTGAACGTGTCAGCAGTTGTTGCCGCACGGAGAGGCGCAGTGCCGAAATTGTGAGTGGCCGTCATGAGTTCACCCATGAACGAAGTGCACATACTTTGAGTGTTTGCCATGATGGCTCCTTATGCAATTGATGCGGCTTCAGCAGCCACGTAAGTTAATGGTTTCTTCAGAGTCACATGGGCCGACCGGTGCACCAACTCGCCCTCAAGCCAATACTCCACCCAAGTGGTGGTCTCGTTGTCATTATCCACGACACCTTCTTTTTTCTCAAGAAGAGAGTCATCCATTTCGCCTTTGGTGGTTGTGACTAGCATGCGTGTCCTTAAGAGATGCGCACGATGGCGCTGTTTGATGTGGCTGTTGGGAACTGAACTGTGAAGTCTGTACCGCTGACGGTCTTGTCTGAACCAAAGTCAAGGATGGCCACAGACTTGTTTCCCTCTGACGAGTTGTAGATCAGTGCGGCTCTGGCCGTAAACGATGCCGAAGACCAAGTGGTGTTGGCAAACGAGATGTACGCTGTCGGGACTCCGTAGCTGTTGTCTGTTGCCGTAGGCGAGACGCTAATCACCAAGGTGTTGCCCCCTGCCGTGTAGTTAGTGCCTGTGACTTCGTTCAAAGTAGAGTACACCGTGGTCGTAGCGTTCAGATCAGCCGCGGCTGTGTACAGCGCGATCTTGAATGTGTCGGCTGATGTAGGGCCAAAGTTGTGAACCGCTTGCAGTAGCTCGGTCTTGAACGATGTGGTCGATGTCTGAACAATACTCATGCTACGCCTCTATTCTGAGGGAGGGGCGCCACACGGAACTGCCCACTTCGGTAGCTGTCAGAACGCTCCAGACCATCGCCCAGACGTTTAGCCAATTGCAGGGCTTCTTTGTACTTGCCATCATATAGTTGCATCATGTCGGTCTCACCCTTCATGAATGTGTACGCTTCCACCAACGTGCCGTACAGCAACACCGAATCAAAGTTATCGCCAAGCCATGTAGTGCTTGCAGTCACGATGGACTCTGGGTAATAGAAGTAGTGCAACTCAACTGTGTAGGTTGCGTCTGGCGTTGGGCCAAGGATGAATGACAACTCGTTTGCCACAGCAGAGTTGGGGCCAAACAAAGCGTAGTACTTTGGAATGGCTGTGTCGGTGGGCTGTGGATACGCTTGGCGGATGAAGTTCACATCCTTGTTCAGCAAGTACTCGTACGCGCCCGTAGCGTCAACCACCGCCAACGAATACGTGGCCAGATAGTCCAAGGGGCAAGACAGATATTTGTTGTTGGCCGTAATCGTGCCAGTCACGTTCTTGCGAAGTGACGGAAATTGCACCGAGTTGTAAATGCGCTGCTCAGCCTGCTCGATGAACGTGTTCATCTCAGAGGTTTCAAACGTATTCTCCGTATAGTCGGAGACCGCAGTTACAAGCTCAGTGTAGTTCATGTTTTACGCCATTGGGCCGCGAGCCATTACGCCTTTGGTAGCGCATCCGGTGCCGCGAATCTTGATGCCAGATGTCTTCACGCCGTTGTAGGGATTGCTACGCTCGTTTGCAATAGACATGTTGGCCTTCAAAGCTTCTTTGACAGGCATCTCACCCACGATAACGGTGGGCTTTTTAGTGGGTTGTTTGTATGTAGCCATCTTAACCTCCACGACCAACAGAGCGCTGGTTCATGACTTTGGCCATGTTGCGACCGTACTTAAGCATATCGCTGTTGGTTTTGCCGCCAGCTTTGAGCTTAGTAGGTTTTTTGCCGGGGTGCATGTTTTTCTCATGCTTGCCCACAGCGGCTTTAATCATCTTCTTGTCTTGGGCTAAATCTTTCTTGTCCATGTCAGACTCCTATGAAACCGATATCGTTACTGTACCAACTTGCACCGCTAATGCCAAGTAGTTTGGCGTTAGTCCGTTATCAAAACTCTGCGATCCACCAACAGGGTTCCAGCCCCATTGAATGTCTCGTGAGCCACCCGTCAAAGACCCTTGCGAGTTCGGCCCTGCTGTCACGTACGTTGTGTCGCGACGAGGATTGCGCACAGCCTGCGGGTCATCTACCGGATACATACCCAACTGCAACTGCGGCTGATCTGGATCCCAACATGTAGGGCACACAAGCAAATTGTAAATCTTTGTCTTGAGAACTTCTTTTCTCAAGGAAGTTAATTTGAACTGGAAACCACAGCGATCGCACATGGCGATACTGTTCTTGCCAGAAGCAAACCGATTGCCCATTTACGTACCGCTTCCAATGAACATCTGACGAGGCACAAAGCGAACAGCCGCCTTCTCGCGGTCTTCATCAGACGCCAACTGCCAAGCCTCATCGTACTGAGCTTTCAGAACATCAAGGCGCTGTGCGCCATCGGGAATCTTCAAAGCCAAGTAGTACGCCAAACCTGCAACCATGCAGTTCAAGAATCTGAACGGCACATCCATTGTGTTCACGCCGCCGCCAGCATCATCAATACGGCGCATGCGCCAGTACACAAGCTGGTACGTTTGGCTGTTGTCTGGGGTTGGCCACACAGTGACAGAGGGCAGGTTCTGTGCGTACACAGAGTCTCCTGCGGTGTGAGCCGCTGCCGTTGTTCCTGCCTGACCGCGTGTGCAGTACAACAGTTGGTTGCCGCTGACAGAGCCGTAGTTAATTGTCTCAGCGCCAATCAGAACAAAGCCTGTGGTTGCCAAACCAGCAGTTGAAGCTACTGTGATGGTCGTGTCTGTCGATGTGATGGTAGACGACAGGGTTGTACCAATGGCAGAACGCTGGCCATCAAGGCGTTGGAACCACAACTGAATTGGGCGAGCTTGCTGAAGCTTGTTTGGAATCGTGGCATAGGTAGAAACACTAATACGTGTGATCGTCAAGTCAGCTTGCGTAGACGCTGTGCCGGCGCCTGTACGAATCACATGTTCCAGCAAATCAACTGTGTCAGTGGGTAGGGCGTATGTAGCCAAGCCCGGAGTCAGGTTGATTGTGCCCTGCTCAAACGTCCACATGTTGACACCGCGATTTGCCCAGTCAGCAAACATCAAGTTCAAAGAACGACGAGCAGTACGCAGGTCGTAGCCCGTGCGCATCTCACTGCCGCAACGCTCAAACGCCTCTTCAACGATCTCAGCAAGATCGAGGTTAAATGATGCGGTTCCTGAGATGGTCATCTAAATCCTGCCGTTTTCTTTGCAATCGTTTTAGGTTGCGCTACGAATTGTTTCCCGGCTTTTTTGCCTGCTCGTTTTGCTCTTGTAGTCGCAGCGTACTCCGCAGGGCTGAGAGATTTGATCGCAGCTTCTGGAAGGTATCGCTCACCAGTTTTACTAGACGGTTTACCACTCTTGGTTCTCCATTTCTGGTCGCCCCAATCCTTTAAGGATTGTTGAGAAGGTTTAAGCGCCATTTCCATAGCTCCCAAAGGCTTCTAAATATTCTAACGCGTTACGCAACACTACAGGGCTGTCTTTAAACATGCCCAAGGCGCGATTACACTGTTTACACAGCACACCACGAAACTCACCTGTATCGTGATTATGGTCTATTGCACTGTCAATCAAAGCAATCTCGGTCTTACAAATTGCGCAGCAGCATTCTTGCCGCTCGTAGCGCTCGACTAGTTGTTCCGGGGTTATCCCACGACGACTGCACCTTTTGGCTAATGTCCATGGATCTCTCTCCCGATAATCCGAAACCCTATCTTGGTTTTTCTCAGCCCAATCTTTGTGCCTTTTATACAAACAAGTGTTGCAATGGCTTTTGTACAAATGCGGCATTGAGCCACCCCGACTACGAAAAGCCGACAGCGGTTTGGACTCGCCGCAATCTGTACAAGTTTTTATAGCCTCAGTCACGATACCCGCCCCCA